GCATTTGCCGCACGGACTTTTTCCTGATATTGTTTGTAATCTTCCAATTCATACAGTGCGGATTCTTCAATCAATGTTTCAGGTTCAAACATTTGCGCGGCCATTGCCAGATACAGATTAAAGAACCGGACCAAGAACTCTGCAACGCATTTCTGGTCTTCCTGTACCCACAGCGTACCAAATGTGCCTTTAATTTTGTTTGTTTGAACGCCTTCCTGTACATTGGTCTGACCTTCCATCAGCCCAATAATACCCAGCCCACGCTGAATATCGCCTATGATGCGTTCACGTGTATCATACAGATTGGTTAAGATTGTGGTTTGTGCCGCACGGTCAAATACCACAACAAAATCTTTTAGTGATGCATTTGGGAACTTCGCCATCAATTCCGTTGGGATTTTGATGCCGACCATTGCGTTTTCATTGGTTTTATTAAACGCTTTGTCCAGCCCGACCAAATCCTTGGCATAAAAACCATTAACCCACAGTGTTGGAATAATCTTGTTGATGGATTCTGTGATATAATCCACCTGTTTGTATTGCGTTAAAAACTGTGAATGCCGGGATGGCGTGAATATCGTATTAGGATATTCGTCGTACATAAGTGGCAACGGACACGGGAAATCAATATCGCAAGGATAATCCAGCACTGCCAGCAAATCGTCATTGCCATTTTGCGAAACCGGGCAATAGAAATAAATCTTTTTGGACTTTTTATCCCATATTTCATAAATTTCACAAACGTCTGTGTCCTGTGGCAAACGTTTCCCTTCCACGTCCGCACTGACCTTTGCGGCTTTATTTTCTTCGTCGTCTGTGGCCGGTTCACCAAAGGAAAAATCGTCTTCGTTTTTATCTGGGAACTTTGCCTTGAAATCTTCACGGGTCATACATACCTTACGCCCGACCCATTTGATTTTTTCCTGTGTTTTTTGTGGATCAAAGAATAAATCGTTTGGATTTACCAAATCAACTTCGATACATTCCGATTCGACAAATTCTTCTTCCATCTGTGCCACAGTACCGGTTAATTCGTCCATAACTTCAACGACACGGGTGGCCGTTTTCTGTTCATAACGCAACCAAGGTGTGGCCCAACCGAATATTTCAGCATATAATTTGGTTGATTTCAGGACTTTGTCCAAATTCAATTTTTTGACCGCATTATTAGCGATTCGTTCAAGGATAATGGCGGCATATTTAGCCGGCGAATCCTTATCGTCATTCTGACGGTCAACAGTGACCGACGGAATATACGGCAAAAGATACGGCAGGCGTATTTTGATATTACGCAGCAACAGATTGTATCCGCTTACGTCCGTATCTTTTATCGTGTTCAATTGTTTGGATATTTGGTCAATGTTAAAAGAATCACCGCCAAAGCGTGACACCAAGACTTCGCTTTTGTGTTTCCATTTGCGATAATTTTCGTTCTTTTTAACGCTGTCTATTCTTGATTGCCAGTATGCGGCGGTGTTCTTCTTATTTTCCATCTTCTTCATACCCTTGTATTGTCATTAAAATTGCATCATCGTGAACCCACGACAACTCTAATTCCGGCACGGTGAAAATCTGACCGCCTAAAACAACAACAACGTCGCCAACTTTGTAGGCATCACGGCAATCCGGCCCCATATCAACAATGCGACACACTTCCCCCAGCAGGGTAGAATCTGCCGGGATAAAGGTCTTAGGCTTCGGCAGTTCCAGTTTCTTGACTATCACTTGCTTTTTCAGTGGTACTATCTGCATTTTCTTCTGCCTTTTTCTTTGATTTTTTTGTTTCCGCAACAGGTTCGGCCGATTCTTCCGCTGGTGCATCCGAAGTCAACTGTTCGATTTGGTCGGTCAGTGCTTCGATGGTCTGATTCAAAACCACAATCTGTTGTTCTTTTTCGGCCAAAGATTCTGACAACGCAGTAAATTCAGATTCCTGTTTGGCGATAACTTCGTCTTTGCCATTCAGTGCTTCGGTTAGGGCTGCACAATCTGATTGTAATTTTGCAATAACAGCATCTTTTTCGTCCGGTTCGGCCGGGTTGTTGTTTTTCATTTGTGCTTCTAATTCTTCAACGCCCATTGCACCGATTATTTCGCATTCGATAACGTCTTTTTTGTTCAGGCAATCAAATTCAACCTGACCGGAACCGTGACGGTACCCAATCCCAGTGAATACCACACTGCCATCACGTTCAATTCTTTCAACAACGTCTTCTTCGATGGACTTATCACGCAACGTTAATTTAACGATTGCACCTTCGTGTAAATTTTCTAACATATTTTCTTTCCTTTCGTTTCTAAGGGTAAAAATTTAGCCCTGAATAGTCAACGGTTTTTTGTAGATAATCGTATCGCCAGACTTGTGAATCTGACGTGCGACTTCCCACGCATTTTTAATTGCAGAAACCACAACGCCACGAGAATCGATAAAATCAACCCCCAACGGATTAAGTTTCTTTTCGCCCGTTTTATCCCCAATTGCACGCATATATGCCTTTACGGCACGGCGCAAGTGTGGATTTTTGACGGTATCCAGCAATCCACGGCCACCACCGGCACAAGTACCGTGACGGGCTGCGGATAAAGTAGAACGCAAGCAATCGTCCACCTGGTCGCTGAATTGACGTAGTGCCGATGCTGTTAATGCACCGACCTTGATTAAGCATACACGGCCCAACAGACGGGATGCGCGCATATCATTTTCGTTCTTTTCTGCATCTGACCCCGCTTCCGCAATCCGGATTGATTCCGCATAGTCTGTTAAATCCTGTGAATGCGTTAAAATTGTCGTGCGTGGACTGATAACAGCCTTATCAATCACGCCATACTGACCACCAAGTATTTTTTGGCAGTCGGTAATCAATACGTCCAGTGCGTGGCCCAATTTTTCCGGTGTTATCATTGCGGACATTAAAACACCACGCAAGTGATTTGCTTTCAGTGATTCACGGGCCTGTTCGTCCGGCTGACCAATTATCACCAGCGGACGGTTTTCTGAAATCGCACGCCCGGCAATCGGTTCAAGGTCTTTAAGATTGTATTCCGCCTTACACCAAACCATTGGTTCCTTGAATATGCACCGGCCATTGTTGGTATTTACGCAATATGGATCAATATACCCGCCCTGGAAATAAAACCCTTTGACGGATTCAGATTCAATACCTTTGACCGGGGCTTGTTCGCAGATATACAGACCGTCCTTACCATTTTCACGAATTGCTGCATAAATCGGATCGGCTATTGCGTGGTCGTAGTTTGAACTGGTCAATGCTGCATCTTGCAATGAACCGTGCTGACATATTGATTCCGGCGTTAGTTTTTCCAATTCAGCATCAATTTTGGCAATTTGGCGTTTGCTGATGCGCTGGCGGACCAAAGACCCCAGCATAACGGCTGTTGCGGTGGTTCCATCCCCGTGTTCTGACAACTGTGCCGAACAGGCTTGACGTACCAACTTAATCCCGGCCATTCTTGATTCGTCGTCGTCAACATAATACCGGGCCACCGACACACCGTCTTTGGTGGTCAGCGTTTCTACGCCATTATCGACCACGACCAGCCCGCCATTTGCACCGGCTGTCAATCCAATAATATTGCTTGCTGAAATAATGCCTTGTTTTACTTTTTGCAGTGACATAATCTAACTCCCTTTTTAATCGTCAATATCACTATACAACATATTGTCGTTGTTTTTCAACAGCAAATCCAGAATATCCTGCTGGTGTTGTAATTTTTCCTGATGGATTTCTTCTCTGGTCTTTTTTGGGGCATTGCCATCCCAGTCAACCATATCAAATTGCAGCGCATATCTGGCCAAGTCGCACCAGTGGTCAAAACCGCCTTCCGGAATCGGCAACGAATTTCCGGTCTTTTTGTCTTTTTTCCAAACATAATTCTGAAAGTCTGTAATCGCACCGGTACAGGTTGGGTGAATATAGATATGATCAAACGATTGCAAGAATTTAATACCAGATTCCAGCGACCCCTTGCCTTTGGTTGCCCCGACACAATTCAGCCCACGTGACACATAATCCTGGATTGATTTTGGCTCGGCCGAATCAGCAATAATCAGATTACTGCCGGCAATTGGTCGTACCAGTTCGGCCGATTCTGCATTCAACAGCCCACGACCGTACACTTCACGGCAGATATACAAATCATTGCCCTGGATGGCCAATTCGCCAAACGCAAACGGGTCTTGTGAAAATCCCCAGTCCAGCCCGTACCGGTACTGGTTGAATCCGTCACGGTCAAATTCCTTTACAACAACGTTATTGAATATCAGACCTTCATAAATACCCCATTCGCCAAGGCCATAAATACGCCACCAATGCTCGTCGTTTTTCTTGGATTCGATAAAGCGGCGGACTGAATCCGGCAGGAAATCATTGTCTTTGTACGTTGACACGATTTCAATCATTTCGTTTTGATATTCCGGATTTTCCAGAATCTTTTCCTTTACCCAGAAATCACGGGACGGGTTAAAGTCAATGATAATCAGCCCGGACGTACGCATCAGCAACTGTTCGACAATTTCCCACGCAATACGATTGGCTTCGTTGATATACAGATTGACACGACGTGGCCCACGTGCCTGCAATTCATTTTCGAACGCCATAAAGTTAAGGGATGAACCGTTGCCAAAGTTGGCGGTCATTTCTGATTTGTTGTATATATCGAAGAAATTCTTAATACCACAAGATTCAGATATGCCGCCATTGATAATATCGGACAAAACACCCTTTTTAAGGGCTGGGATGGTTTCGGCCACAATATCGGTTTTTTCGTTTGGGTGTTTCAACCCACGCAAAAATAAATATTGCAGCGTGCTAAATGTTTTTGACGACGACGTTCCACCACGCTGGACAATTATTCGCTTACCGGACTTAATTGCATTATTCAGGTTGTGGAACGTGCGTGTTAATTTTAGCATCAATAATCGCCTTTGATATTTCGGCTTTGGAATATCAGACCCTGGCAATATGCGTTCCAAGTCGTTGGCGATTCACCCATAAAGCGGCGCACGTTAATCGACGCTGCCCAATTGGTACCAATGATGCCGTATTGGTCTTTGCTTTGCAGACGGAAATTAAATAAATCCTGTGGGCGTTTATTCCATCCGTGGACATAAATAAACCAGCGTTTATGAATCCAGTCGCAAATTCCGTTTGCCGGTTTTATCGTTATCAAATAATCACGCTTTGTTTTCATTAGAAGTCCCCCTTGGCTACTTGTAAACACGTTAATCCCAATTCGCGCCACATATCCACGACGGATGCACGGTCTTCCAGAACGCACAGCACTTTATTCTTTTTCTTGGAAAATTCGGCCGTGAATATTTCTTTTTTCAATTCTGCATCCGGACGGTGGTCGCCATTATTACGCATATACAACGCACAATTACCAAACACAGCACCCAAATGTTTTTTAATCCAATCGTATGTTTCCTGACGAATTGCTTCGGTGCGGCCTGTCATAAACACAATTTCGTGGCCTGTCTTCATAAAGGTCTGTGCAATTTGCACAATATCATCGATTGGGGTGTCTTTTACGCATTCGGCATAGAATTTATCCCAATCGGGGGTTTCGCCGGTGATATAATGCAATCTGTGGCCAATATTGGCAATTGTGCCATCAATGTCAAAAATAACGATATTTTTATCCATTTTTCCTTTCCTTTCGTTTTTTCCAGTTGATTCGTTGAAGTTCGTTGACGTGGTCACGGTTTTTGGCGATCCACTTACGGGTTGCTGCACGGGTTGATTCTGCCCGGCGTTTGCATTGCTGCAAATAATCGTATTCTTCAATCGGTATCGTCACTAGCGATTGTACCATTTTCCTTTCCTTTCATTAGTTGTAATTTTTTACGTATCGAACTTTGGTAAGCATACACAGATTGTGTTGTCAAACCGACCGCTTCTGCGATTTCGGCTGGCGATTTATCCGGCTCTTTTTGCATTATGTCGTATATTTCCTGTTCACGTGGCGCAAATTTGACCGGTTTTATTCTTTCTGCAACGTCATGGAAATATCTGCCCGGCTCGACTGATTTTGGTTTTATTTTGATTTCTTCGGCTACTTCGGCCAATTGTCTTTCCCATTCCTGTAATTTTGGCTTAACGGCCACCAGTGACAAACGCAGATATTCATACAGTGCCGGACCATTGGCAGACTGTAATTCAACCGGGCCGGCTGGCTGACCAGTTGAATGATTATAATATGCCAGAACGGTATAATACGAATCGCCGGTGTTTTTACCATTGGTTATGATGGCGTGTTTACATACCGGGTCGTGCCGCACCAGCCACAGATTTTTGATTTTTCGATCAGCGTGTATCTTTTCAACCAATTCATTAGCCTGTTGCCGGGCTTCTTCTGCCCCGATGCATTCAATACGCGTTGTAAAGGTCGGCGGCAATTTGTCGTTTTTGGCATATTCGACCGATTCGACAATGTGTGCCTGCGTATCTGGTTCCGGTTCTTCTTCGACGGATTCTGGCTCAGTTTTTTCAATTTTGGTGGGCGTGCTAAGAACCGGTTGCATAGTTGCTGGTTCAGTTGCAGGAGCGCCCATATGTGGATAAATATATTCTGCAAGTCTAATTACGTCTTGCGTGGTTAAGCATATTGTTTTAATTTCTACGGATGCACGGCATATAATACCAACTAAATGTTCGATTGTCATAGTTAAACTCCCTTTAACGGCTCTTTAATTATATACCATTAACTATATATTGTCAATCGCTTCTTGGTCTTTTGGATTGCCAACGATAATGGTGATATTGCGTTTATCTTGGTCTTGGTCTGGTGCCAGTGACCCGCCCATAATTTCAATTAACTTGACTGTGGTTTTAGAATCTTCACGTGCGAACTTGCGCAGCGTTGCGGCGGCTTCGACGTATCCGTCAATATCGGTATCGGCCAGTGATGGGAACTGTTTACGAATTTGTGATGCCACGTCGTCAGTTGCCTTTGCTGTCATAATCATTTCCAGTGCGGCCCGCATTGCGTTTTTCTTACGTTTTGCGGCACCGGATGCAACACCACCCTTGCGTCCAGCAGCCGCGGCTTTTTCGCGGTCTTGGTCACTGGTAAATTGATGCGGAATAATATTTTGATCGTTGGCCATATTTCCTTCCTTAATAAGGTGGCAGGCCAAGTAATAGAGAAATTGTATGGGAAGTGCCACATAAGATTTATTGTTGCACCGCTGGCCTGCCGTTAATATAAAGACGGATTTGCCCCATCGTCCGTCACGATGCAACTCGGTTTGTGTGGGTTTATTGCGAATTTATCCCACTCCCGTCAGGCTGCCATCCTTTTACAGGTTATGCGATGGCGGCATACCAAGCATTTTCTTATCACGGGTTTATTCGTGCGTTCGCCGTGATAGTTGCCTGTAAAACTTGCAGGGCGGGCCAGGAATCGAACCTGACAGAATCTGCTAGCCGATGCACACGCACCACTACCGCCCATCTGGTTGCTGGTATTATAAATGATATATTGTTAATGTGCAAGCGGATTTTTTCTTTTTATTCAATTATAAATTATATAATATATTCATATATAAATATATATTTAATAATAACCCCTAGGTTTTTTTTATGCCGTATAATCAAATACTTACAAAATCGAATTGCACACAAATTGATAACAAATTGATGTTTTTTTTGTTGCAAAAAATGCTTTTGTAAAAATATTTATAAAAATGTCTTGACAACGGGCGACGAATCGTTTACAATGCGTACATACAACAAAGGGAGTTTAACAATGATCCGTGAATTATATCGTGAATATATCGCTTTACCATCAGAAGAAGACGAACCAATCACACTGCGTGGGATTCTTGAAATGGTCGTTGGATGCGCAGGATTCATTGCGCTGGCATTCTGTGTAATGGCTTTATCTGTTATCATAGGTGGTTAAAATGACTGTACCATATACGCCACAGGAAATGGTAGTTAAGGAAACTTGTGCTGCTGCTGGTATTTCATTCTGTATGTACCGGGATTTTCTGTTAATGTGGTCCGGCAATCATGCCTGGGCCAGAAAAGTACCAAATATGCGTGAATTTGTGGGGGCTTAAATGTTCAAATTACGTCCATATCAATTAAAAGCCGTGGAATTTTGCACGCAAAAACTTGCGGAACGCAAAAATTCGTTGCTGGTTGCTGCAACCGGTGCCGGGAAAACAATTATGTTATCCGCCGTCGCACAATGGATATGCCGCCAAGGCACGGGCAAGGTTTATGTTGTCGTCGGCCGGGATAAAATCAATCAGCAGAATATCGAAAAATTCCGCAAAGTGGTCCCGGAATACCCGGTATCCGAATTTTCTGGACGTATGAAATCCACCCACGGACGTGTAATATTCTTAACCGTTCAGACCGCAATCGGGCATTATATGAAATTACCACGCCCGATGGCGGTGATATTTGATGAATGTTTCGTTAAAGGCACAAAAATTGCAACACCTTTTGGCGAAAAAAATATAGAAAAAATTAAAGTTGGCGACAAAGTATTCTGCTTTAATGAAAAAAGCAAAAAAATTGAAATAAAAAAAGTAGGAAAAACATATAAAAAAACCGCAACATCAATAATGCGCTTGCGTTTTGGCACGCAAATGATACTATGTACTCCAAACCATCCTTTTTATACAAAGCGCGGGTGGACACAGGCGAAGGACTTAAAAGAAAATGACTATGTTTTGCAATTGGTGCAAAAAGGAAATCGTAAATTTGACGAAGCGACAAAAGGATTATGTGCGCGAAAAAGGTTATTGTTATTGTTGCAAAGATTGTGGGCGCGCAGCATTAGCGAAAAAATCATCCGAAACAATGGCAAAAACGAATCGAAAATATGCATCCGCTCGAATGCGCGCACACAATCCTATGAAACGAGCAGAAATACGAAAAAAAGTATCGGATTCTTTAAAAAGAATTGGGCATCGACCGAAAATACGGGGCGGGGACGGGAAAGGCTTAACAATCCCACAAGAAAAGTTATTACAAGCACTTGGGGATGGATGGACGCCAGAATACCCTGTTGCAATTCCAAATTGGAAAACCCTGAACACACCTACGTGCTACAAGATAGATATCGCAAATCCGAATTTAAAAATAGCAATAGAAATAGACGGGCCAAGTCATTTATCGTTAGTTCGGAAAGAGCAAGACCAGAAAAAAACACGCGTCTTGAATGGGTTAGGGTGGACAGTATTAAGATTTTGGAATCGGGGAGTCATGGAAAATTTGTCTACAACTTTGCAGTCAATAAACACCACAATTATTTCGCAAATGGAATCTTAGTTCACAACTGTCATCACGCACGTGCCGATTCGTATGAAGCACTGCTGAAATTCTGGAAGCCGGATATGGTATTTGGTGCAACCGCCACACCGGAACGTGGTGACGGCAAATCGCTGGGGTCACTTTTTGATAATTTTTATCAAATATCAGCCCGGCAATTGATCGATATGAATTACTTATCAAAACCAGAATTTTATAATTTTAACGCCGTGTGTGAAATCCCACGCGATGCAGACAAGGCAACCCGCAACACATATATTGCAGCAATCAGTTCCGATATGGCGAACGCATTCCGGGAATTGCCACGATTGCCCGGAAAATCAATCGTATTCTGCCGCAATCACGATATAGCGGGATTGGTCTGCACAATATTAACCGGGGTCGGTGAAAAGGTCGCCTATATTAAATCCGGCGATTCAGCAAATGAATCAGAAATGGACAGATTCTTGACCGGAAAAGCACAGTGGCTTGTCAATGTCGATATTGCAACCGAAGGCTTTGACGACCCATACATTATGAACGTATTCAATCTGTGTTCAGATGGCACACGTGGCCGGTGGGTGCAAAAAATCGGCCGTGGATTACGCCCGCACCAGCATAAAACAATATGCCGTGTATTCGATTGTGGTGGCAATATTGACACGTATGGTGACCTGGACTTTACCGAATGTCTGCCGGTGGCCGCCGAAAAAGACAAGTCCGGCGTTTTGCGTATTTTAGACTTGTGGCGCGACAATGGCGAATCCGAAAAGCAAATAGAAATGGCTATGCCGGAATTTAATGCTGGTGGTACGTTCACACCATATGCAGCACCGGATGGTTGGTTTAGTTTCTATGATCCGGATTATGAAACTGTTTTTTTACGCAACGACGGCAGATTTGCCAAATTACCAGACGGACGTGAAGTCGCCATCCGGCAAGATGCAACGTTCGAACTGGACGATATTGAATTGCCCAAGGTGGAATCCAGCAACAAAGGCATAAATTCTTGGCAATTAGGCCAATTGACTGATATACCGACGTTTGGGCTTGAAAAAACACAGGCTGATGCCGTGTTGGCCTGGAAATCGTGGAAATCAAAACAAAGGAATAAAAAAACGAACGCTTAACCTAAATCAAGCGTTCGGGTATATGGATTTTCGAAAAGTCGAACAAATATGGCTTTTGTTCGTATTAAATTATAGGACTCTTATAGCCCAATGTCAAGGGGGAAATATGAAAAAAAATATACAATTAAATTTACGCATCCCACCAGAACGTGCTGCACATATTGTCGGGTGGCTGTACGGAGCCGGTGTAATTAGCAAGGACAAATATCGTTGGTATATGGAACGGATTGATGCGGAACGTCTTGCGGCCGAATCGGCCCGCAATGAAAAATTAAATAAAAAACTGGGAAATATAAGGGCTTTTTATAAAAAGAAACCCAAGGCGCACAGCGGTAAAACGGGAGTTTAACTATTGTGCAAACCTTGGACGCATTTAATATATCATAAAAAAAGGTGATGTCAAATTAAAAACTTTTAATTTTATATTTATCTGCGGTTGTTTTTTAATTTGGATGCTTTATAGTATCCAACAAAGAAATGGGAAAAGGAAAGGAAGAAATATGGCAATGCGTGGTTTTTTTATAGATAACGGTGCATTCGAAAAATACAGTCACCGCATATCTGCACGGCGTTTGATTACGATATTGCGCAAGGCATCAGATTCAACAATGTTTCCCGACAACCCCGCCAAGGGTGACGGTTTATTTAAGCCCCGCACAGATGCGGAAGCGGAATATTGGGAAATTTTGCGTGACGACATTAAGCAATCTGCTAAAAGATATTTGGCATCTCGTGAAAATGGTCGCAAAGGCGGTCGTCCGACAAAGGCGGCAACCGACAATTCGGGGAAAACGAATAGTCCAGCACCAGTACAGACTGCAATGCCTGGTATGGACCGCGCGGCACAAATTCGTGCATTGTGTGGCAAATTAGGCCGCAGTATGGCCGATAAAACGCACGCACAGCGTGTGCTTGTGACAGAAGATTTTAATCTTGCCCGTCTTGATGGGCCAGTTGGTGAAGCATTAAGAATGCGATACCCGCCCGACAGATCAGACGTGTTGCATCGAATATCGCAATGGTTAAGGCGACCGGATAAATTCCTTGGCGAATATGTGGATGCTGCCTGGTTGAACAAACAAATACAAAGGTTTGTCCAATGACCAAAGAACCCGGTATGCGCCTTTACTTTTCACATTTTTCGCTAAATAAATTTTTAGCGGCACGGGGCGGTACCGGCTGGCAAAGCCAAGAATTAAAAAACAAATTGAAACAAGACGTGCTGCGCCAGGTCAATTTGGGAAGATTTCGTCGCATTGAAAGCAAATATTTCCCGCTGTGCGTCGAATATACATTTATCACGACACACGCATTTGACGTTGACAACTACAATATGATGGCGAAATATATAACCGACTGCTTGGTTTTTCGCACGATATTGAC